GTGTGTTGTTGTCATCATCCCAGTCTGGGTGTTCTCTCAAAAGGCTTGATGCAGGTTGGTCTGACGAACCGTCGAAATATTGTATTTTTACTCTGTTTGCAAATGTGCCTTTGGTGATTGTGTGTTGTGCAGGTTGCACCCCACCTTTGCCTGAAGCAAATATACCACCACCTGAATTGGTCAAATTTAATGCAGTAGATCCATCATATCCTTGTGAATAATTTGGATTGGCTGTGTTGCTGATACCGCCTAGGTGAACAGGTTTGCCATCTAACAACATTCTTGATAGAAGACTACCCATTGCTCCATTGACATTGAATTCACTATTGGCACCATGAAATCCTTGTGAAATAACTGCCGCCATGTAAAGATATTGTGGTGAAGTGTCTGCTGAATCATCACCGTGTGTGCCTACAAAAACAGGTATCGTTGCTGTTTCAACTTTTGTTCCATACAGCACAGGGATTGCTCTGTTGGCACCATTGAAATCAACAACAGTGGCCGCTTTTATTTCTTGTGAGGTTGTGTCAAAGTTTATTGAAGTATCTGGCAAATTGAAAGCACCTGTAAAAGGTGAAATCACTGCTTTCACAATAGATGTACCTAAATCAATAACAGGATCAAGAATAAATTTTACTGGTTTAACAACTGCTCTAAAAACTTTTTTAATAAATCCCATTTATTCCTCCCATTTGATATTTCTTACGTTGTATGTTGCAAATGCAAATCCAGTATCGTTTGGATATAGTTTGTTTTGTGATGAACTGTTGGTATAACCATAGATTGCTGTTCTATCAAAATTACTAAATGGTCCGCCACAAAACAATGCAAGTCTGCTTGAATCATTTGTGGCCTTATAACTGATATTATCCATGATACCTTTGAAAATAATGTATTCTCCTGTGGTTACAGTGTTTGTAAAACTTTGTGATGTTTGAGTAAAAATTCTTTTAATAATATGAACTGTGCCTCCTGCAATAGGTTTATTCATTAATTGCCTTGCAATGTTTGTTCCTGTTGAATCTAATTCAATTGAATCAAAATTTAATTGTGTTCTTATTGCTGAAACTTGACTTGTTAATGGAATAGGTTCATGTCCAAGATAACCTTGACCTGCTAGAAATGTTTCGTTGGTACTACCATCTATTAAATTAGAAACAATATCATTATCACAATCAGTAAATCTAAAGATTGTGCCATCTGGCAATTCTAATCTTATCAAATCAACAAATCTTAAAAATCTATCATCAACTTGTGCTTCAGTGATACTAAAATCTCTTGGCATTAGAATTCCTCCTTGAGGTCAATAGCAAATCTATATCTTCCATCTTGATCAGTTTCTATCTCCATACCATCGTCTTGAAAACTTACAGTAAACAAAATATTATTATACCCAATAGTTGTGCCTGATGTCAAATCTTGAAAAAGTGCAGGAAAAATACCTATTGTGTCAAGAGTTGATCCATCAAGATTTACATCCGCAGTAACCATGTAAACTTTTGTATGATTACTAAATTTTATAAAATCACCTTTTTTGATTGTTCCTGATCCACCTGTTACACCCACTGCTGTTGATCCTTTAACATAATTGAAATTTGGTGAAATACTTGATGTAAGACTGGCAGTCACAGTTCCAGACGCTGTACCTGATGTGTTTGATATTATTGGCGGCAACACTGTTCTTGTACCTCTACCTTTTGCTGAAGTGAATGAAGCCATAACTTCAAATGCTTCACCTCTTGCAATAGGTGGTGATTCCAATGTAAATGCCCAACGTTGAGATAGATATTTTTGTCTAGCATTGCCCATACCATCGATATCGGTCAATCTATAATTTAAACTTCTTAAATTTAATGCTGTGTATCCTGCTGTTGCACCACTTGAAACATATGTGCTGGGACTTGTGCTCCATGCCATTATACAACCTCCCTTACTTCCTTTGAAAACACAAATAAACCATCCACATCTGTTTGGTATTCTACAGTGTCGCCGATAGCAACAACATTTACAGAAATATCATTAATTTTCATATCCTGATTGCTGACAGTTTTTATTAAAGGAGGAGTCACAGTAATTTGTCCTTGAGTTGGAGAACCACCATAATCGTCAGGGTCAATAGAATGATTTCCGTTGACCATATAAACTTTGCCGTGATTTGCAAATTGCACAAAATCACCATTGGTCAATTCCATGCCTACTGTTGTGTCATCTAAAAGATCAACTGTGACATCTGTTGGATATGCTCCTGCAAAACCAGTTCCAATTAATTGTGTTGGACCTACTCCAGACGGATCTGTAGATCCGGGTCTTCCTTCTGCATCGTTTATCACAGGTGCTTTGATTTGTATTCTTGCAGTGGAATCAATGTCATTGAACAAGACAAAAAAATTGTTTTGGAAATCTGCTCTTGTGATTGGCGGTGTTTCAATTGTAAAACTCCAATAATGATTGCCAAAATCCGCAACATAGGTTTTGCCATTAATAGAAGTGTTAACTTCATTGTTCCAGTTGCTTTTCCAGTTCAATGTTCTGATTTGGTCTTCCAATGCCATTAGGCCAGTCTCCTACCCTGCTGTCTAAATGCTTGTTGAATTGTTCCAACAATTAAATTTTTTCTTGATAACAATAATTCATCAAAACTTGCGGCATCAACTGCATTGATGTTGAAGTTTACATTTACAGGACCACTGGTGCCCATCCCCAATTGGTCATTAGGTACAACTGTGCCTGCAGTTGAAGGAACAAAAAGTTCTGGTCCTCTTTCACCAACAATGTATGGTCTGCCACCAACAGTTTTTCCACCATCTGCAAGGAATGGAATGCCGAATCCACCTCCGCCTCCACCACCAAACAATGCCAATATAGATCTTAATGCAATTTCAGTTCTCAGTTTACTGTTTAGGTTATCCTGTAAAATACCTTGTTGACGTAAAAATTTTGTTAGCCTTTCTAAGATAGGTGTAACCAATGCTATCTGAACAAATCCTTCAATCAATTGTCTAAGTGCCACGTTGGCAATATTTCTAATTGCTTCTCCCAATGTTTTTGCTTTTAATATAGCATCACTGAAACCTGTCACCATGGCATCATTTAATGTATTGATTCCATTTTTTAATAATTCTTGTGCAGAAACATTAAAATTGTATTGTTCATTTAATTTTTTATTGTCCTCAATTAATTTTTTTGTTGATTCTTTATTTGTTTTGATTGCCCTTGTAGATTTTTCATAGGCTTTGGTTGATTCTTGTAATTTTTTTGTTTTTTCTTCTTCTACTTTGACTTCTTCTTTTGTAAATCCTAAAAGTTCTTTGATTCTGTTACCTAATTTTGCAACTGCTCCAACCACCTTAAACACAGCCGCCGCAACTTTACCTAGAATGTTTAAAAATGCTGATAAAGCACCACCAACAAATTCTGCTACTGATATAATGGCTTCTTCGTTTTCTTCTATGAATTCAGTTAGTGCAACAGTGGCATCACCAATGGCAGGAGCCAATTGTTCACCGATATCATCTGCGGCATTTTTTAAAGCAATACCTAAGTTACTAAATTTTGTTGAAGTATTTGCTATTAAGTTTTGTGTAGCACCACCAAATCTTTCATTGATACCTTGTGCAAAGGCTTCTGTGATTTTTCTTGCACCTTCAGCAGTTTTTCCAAACTCAGATATTTCTTGTCTTGTTAAGCCAAGTTTTTCCTCTAAGATATCTAATACCGGAACACCTCTGTCTCCTAGTCTTTGGATTTCTTCAAGACCCAAACCACCTGACACAGTTCTTGCAAAAAGATCTGTAACTGCTTCTAATGATCCAATTTGGTCACTTGTTATGGCGGCTGTATCTGTAAATGTGTTTAATAATTCTTGAGTTGGCTCAATACCCGCCGCTTTTAATTTTATAAATGTGTTTGTTAAATCTTCTACACCAAATTGCGTTTTGGTTGCAAATTCACTAATGAAATCAAAGGCGGCCGCACCTTCTTCTGCACTACCAGTAACTGATGCTAGAGTGGTACGTAAGTCTTCAAACCTTGCATTTGTGGTTACAATGTCTTTTATTACTTTACCTGTAACAAGAACTGCAAGTAATGGCCCCAATACTCTCATTGCGGCACCAGCACCTAATGCAGATGCTTTAATAGAATTTAAGCCAGCGGCAACACCACCAAGTGCCGCGGTGTTTTTAGCGACTACGTCAATTACTAATTTTTGTTTGGCATCTGCCATTATCTTCTTCTCCTTCTTGGCATAGGTACATTAGGTTTGCCCATGGGTTTTTTGCTTTCCTCATGTTCAAACAACATGTACCCGGCCCATAATTCAAATTCCAATGTTGACAGTTGTAATATCTCTTCAATAGATTTTTTAAGTCTATCGGCAAGCATTATCACAAGCCGGAGTTCAACATTGGACTTTATTCCTTTGCGATTGTTTCCTGTTTTCCAGTCAACTTCGCATTGTTAATTGCTGTACCAACCTTCACCACTACCATTGGATCCGCTTCGTTCATCAATTTAATTCTGTCCGCATCGTGAAATAATCGTTTGCCATTTTTGTCTCTGGCTTTTACAATTATACTTTCGATTACTGCCTCGATAGTTTTTCCTGCGGCTTGCAGTTCCATTACCTTGGCTTCATCTTTAAGTGGATATGTTGTTCTGCAATAAATGTCAGTGTCCCATTCCTCCACGTGTATTTTTTTCAAATCACCAGCAATACTTGATTGATAGTGTTTTGCTATTTTGTCTGTTATACTCATGTTTTATCTCCTTTTATTACCTATATTTTCTTAGTGTAGGAGCAACAACACCACGTGGTGCTTGTCTACTTCTACCTCGTTCCAATGCAAGTCCATAAGGTTGTGGATTTGTTACAGTTCTTTCTGTACCTCTTCCGGTTTTGTTCCAACTTCTTTTGAACTTACCTCCTCTAACAGGTGATCTCCTTTTTACTTCTTGAAAAACTTCATTAGCAGTTTGTTCAACCTGCTTTTCAATCCGTTTTTTTAAAAGTTTGTTTGTCAACAATGTATTAAAGATCACTTTCATAAAGTATTGGTCCTTTACCTGTAACGGCACCGAAGTGCCGTTAAAGATATTTTACATTACAAGTTAGTTACTGTTAACGCTCCTGTAATTTGTCCAGCAACTTCTGCTGTCACAGCGCCATCGTTTGCCGCTGTAACTTCAAATGATGTTACAATCATTTCGCCTGAAAGTTTCTGACCTGTGGTTTGGCCTGATGGAAAAAGTTCCACTGTGGCCGCCGCCGCACCTGGTCCCGACTGTAAAGCCGCCTGTGCTGAGTCACCATCCACAAAGTATAAACTCATTGAAGTTGTAGCATTGGTAAGACCTGGAACATATGTTCTTGCAGTCGAACCCATTGCTGAAGTTTCAATTACGTCACCTGTGTTTGTAACTGTGAATGATATAACCGAAGCGATACTAGTAACAGAGCCACCAACATCGAACTTGATTACACCTGAAGTACCTGCATATGCAGTTGTGTTATTTGCCATTAGTTGTCCTCCTTAATGGTTTTTTTTATGACCTCTGCTTCTGCCTTGGTTATACGCATTGTCGCTTTTGGTCGTTTAGTTTGTTTTTTCTTAGTTGTGCTTTTTTTCTCTGTGTTGACCACAGCAGGTTTAAAAAACACCCAACCTGATTTCAATCTTGCTTGTACCTCTTGGTTTGGAACAAGATGTGAATTCCCTTGTTTGTCATACATTTGTCTTTGCATTATGGATTGCCTTTCCTATAAACATATTCTACTGTAACAGTAATAATAATTTGTCCAATCGGTGGATTTCTTTCTATAACTTCTATGTTGCTAATTCTTGTTTCAACATAATGCGTTGCTGTGTTTTGCACAGTCAAGTTTCTTCCCCTGGATCCTTCTAAAGTTTGTTCTATCTGTTCTATCAGTTTATTTCTTTTTGTGTCAAGTTCATTGCCACGCACAAAACATCTTAATTCAATATCCAATATTCCTTGTCGTTCTGTCATTGTGACATCGGTTCTTTCTTCGTTACCGGTAACAATCAAGATCGCAGGATATTGTGTGATTGCTAATTTTTCAAAATCGAAAAATTCTCTGGTCACATTGCCAGGCGCTGGGTCTGACATGTTGACCAATTGATCTTTGATGTCTTCTGCTATGTGTTCTCTTGCACTCATCTCTATCTAACGAGACGATTGAAGTGTGTAGCCTGTTTCTCTGAATTTTCTATTGTACCACTTGAATCGTAATCGTATTCTACTCCGTCTTTTAAAACTGCTTGGAATTCCACAGCAAATTTTTCTTTATAAAACATCATTTTTTCTCTAAACACATCTGATTCTGGAGAAAACGTTGATAACCTAGGATATACAAATTCTGCCAAAGTGTAATAAACCGCGGCTCTTGTAAATTGACTGTAGGTCAATAAATTGTTGTCCATTTCTGTATATGTTCCTGAAGTTATATCATATCTTCCATAGGTTGCTCTAGGCCACCATTCAATTCTAAGTTTTCTTAGGATATCGTCTGTAGTTTTTGTGTGTAGATCTGTAAATGATTGAATACCAAAGTTTTGTATATCTGGTTCGTATTCAAGTAAGTCTGAGTCTGTGCTCATGTTTGCCATGTAAGTCCTCCTATAATGGTTTGTTCAGTCCTTCTGAACAATTTTATTTATTGCTTTGTGTTGCTCTGTATAACAACATAAAAAGAAAGGGCCCGAAGGCCCTTTCCAATGAGTCTGGTTAGTCTCCTATATTATTAGTCTACTAATGACTCTGATTTGATTCTGCAACCATATTGTTCTTTAAGAATTGCATTACCTCTAGCAGTAGTGGCAACATATTCTGTAGATCTTAATGATGCATCATATTGTTCTTTAACAACGATTGGTCTTTTAACAACGTGACCTAATGCTTCTGGTGAGAATACACCACCAATTGAATCATTAGCAGAGTCAACGTCAACCGCAGTTGTCATGAACAATTTAACGTTGTAGATTCTACCCAAGTAAGCAGAAGAACTTAAGATGTTGTTTCCTAAGTCACTCATTGCGTTGCTTGAAGTTGAGAAACCAGCGTTAGTTAATGTTTTAGCAACATTGTGGATAGCCGCCGGAGCGAATACACCAAAGTAATCACCATCAGCATCAGTTGGAGCGTTTTGTGCTCTTAACTTGTATACTGCTTGTAAGATTAAATCTGGAGTAAGGTCTGTTCCACCTGTTCCTAATCTGTTTGTAGTGAATGAATCGAACTGATCGAAAACGTCAGCGTCAACTTTTTCACCAATTGCATTACCTAGGATTCTTCCTACGTCAGCCGCAACGTCTCTGCCTGAACTTTCTCTTAAAAGATCAGTTAAGTCCGCTCTCACACCGATTTCTGCCGCTGTGATTGTTACTGAAGTTGGATTCACACTAGTTTGTGCTGTAATGTCAGTTCCTTCAGTAAGACCTGAAGCCGCAACTTCTGGGTATACTGGAACTTGACTTGTTAGACCTGGTGTTCCTGTCATGTCAAACACTTTTACAAGGTTACCAGCGATAGATCTCTCTGATGCAGTGAATACTGCTTCTTGTAATATGTTTGTTAAAAGAGCACCATGTGTCGATGTAGTATTAATAGCCATTGCTATTCTCCTTTTAGTTTAAGTTTAGAAGAATTTAGGATTTGATTCAGTTTTCTGTTTCATTTCCTTAAAGATCCTTCTCTGTTTTGGATCATTAAGATCCAGTTTTGAAGGGTCTATTTCCTGCACTGACTTGTTATTGGTGTTTGATGTTGCTCCCGAACCACTTGGACCTGCTTGAACGAAGTGTGTGTTTTGAGTTAAGAACTCATTGACATAAGCATCTACGCTCATTAATTCTCCAGATTCAGTGTATCTAGGTGTGCCATTGTCACCAATGACTTCTACGTCACCAGCATCATTCAATCTAACCTTGTCCTTCACAAGTCTTACAACTTGATCTGGATTTACGGCTTTGTGTTTGGAAGCACTGTTTAACAATGCACCATCCACTTTGACTGAGTTCAACTGTGAACGAAGTTGTTGGATATCTTGGTCTTTCTTTTCAGCAGTTTCCTTCAATATCTTTTCAAATTCGCCTCGCTTCTTTTGTTCTTCCAGTTTCATTGCTTCTTCTTTCTGAACAAGTTCACGATAACGTTCAACATCAACATCTTGGAATTTTTTCAATGTGTTTGACTCTGTCTTCTTTCGAACACTGGCCATTGCATTGTTGAATTCCTCAGTAGTGTAGGTTTTTGACACCTCTGTCTCCGGAGTTGTTTTTTTAGAGTCGTTTGCTTGTGCCTCCGTGGCCTCAGCAACTTTGACTTCTGTCTCTTTTGAATCCGACATATAGATTTCCTCCTTACGAGTTGTTGTTTATTTAACAACAATATTTACTCTTTATGTACATACGGAAAGAATTATCAATAAGATTAGGTAATTTTGGTTTTGCTGTCACGCTTTAATGCACGATCATACAATTGCTTACTGTGCATAGGATTTGTCAATCCAAGAAACTGCTGTAACTGATCTATCTTGTCAACATTGCAGTTTTTCATGTCATTGTATGTGATGTGAAACACATTGGCACGACCTATCCATTTTGCAACACCGTGAATTCTTGCAACAGTAGGAATCATGTTAGCGGGAGGCCTACCAGTTGCTTTTTCCCATCTTTTCAAACTGTCAAATATTTCATTTTCAGGTCTTGTTATACAAATTTTATGAAAACCTTGTAGCAATGATTCAGTTGTAGCACTGTACTCCAAATGACTGACTGCAAATGATCCTTCGGCAATTGATTTAATGGACTCTTTCAAACGTATTTTATATTCAACGTGTTTGGGATCTTTAAGTGCCATTTTAAATAGTGGATCGGTTGGTGGTGGATATTTGTGATACTTTTTTCTTGCCAAATGATAGCCATCAAATCCAAATCCAAGTTCTTGTAGCAAATTCGCACAAAGATATGTGCCTGCTTTAGGTTGGCTTAAAATTATTATTTTTTTAGACATTTAAAAGAATGTGTTCTAATAAAATTGTTCGAAGTCTTCGATGTCCCATGCTTCGTACCAACCCGTCTTTTTCAACTGTTGTTGTGCTTTCTTTAGTTTTTCCAAAGGCTGTATCATTACAAGTGGTTTTCTTTTGTAACTGAAACTTACACCTTTGTGTAGGCCTTTGTTGAGTGGGTGGTCATACATGATAGCCATATGTAATTTGTTATGATGTGCCTGTTGGCAGATAGATGCCAATCTCTTTTCGCTTATTTTGTAATCAATCCATAACACCACAATATCAAACTTAAAAATAGGAACCATATGACAGCAATGTATAATATGATCCAGTAAATTAGTTTTTGCTTTTGTGATTTGGATCGTTTTATCTTGTAAAGTCTTTTTTGCAAAAGGACAGATTGCTTTTCCAGTCTTTTTATTGACCTTAGCAATCTGCCCTCTAATCCAGTTTTCAATTAATTTACTTTCTTCTACCACTTGGATTATTTTTTCTTTTTCTACCTGCCATAGGTTTTTTATTTCCCATTGCAGGTTTTTTTCTTCCTGATTTAGCCATCTTTTTCCTCCTTGGTATTCGATTGGTTAATAGTGCTCCGGCTGTTGATGTTGTCATTATAGGCATCTAGTCTCCTTTTGTCTTGTGTGTATAATTCTAACAGTTCAATTTTTCTGCGATGCACTAGATATTTAATTTTTTGCAAAGCCTTCCTGGCCATGAATGCACCCTGTTGACTTTGCCATTCTATGCATCTTCTATTTTGTTCTTTGTATTCTGCAAATGCGGCATCTAGTGCTCTGCTGATTGCAGTTTCAATTGCTTTACCTCCCAATTTGCCCTGATATGGCATTATTCCAATCCTTCAGGTTTGATACAACTGAATTGTATACTGTGCCATGGGGCAACTCTGCCCTGTGAATTTTTGTAAAGGTCTCCGGTCTGCACACTCTGTGCGGCCATGTATGTTTTATATCCGTTGCCAATCATTTTGCGTGTTACAACCTTGACTGGACGCCATTCTTGTCCATTGATATAGTTTTTGGCATGCCATGTCTGTGAACCTTTCCTTTGTTTTATGCCTGCCATCCTGGTCTCCCATATCTATTTTTTCAAGATCCTTTTTGCCCAGGATAGGCCTGCATTTCCACCCCAACCCAAATAGGCCTGTGTGCCGGGTGTGTTCCTGCCAGGTTTGTA